CAGAGTTAAGCATGGTTTCCGAAGGCGCGTTTGCCGATGCGAAAATCCACCAAATTGCTGCACAGTCTGATATAACATCAGTAGAGACGGAACCCGACACCGACGAGAACGAAACCGAAGAAGAAACTACAGAAACCCCAGAGGAGTCACCCGTCATGGAAAACCAAGCACCAGCAGTAGAAGCATCAACACCTACAGCGCCTTTGTGGGCAACTGCAAAACCACAATTTAAGTTGCCAACACCTAGCGAATACATCGCAGCAATGGCAGCAGGCACCACGGCATTTGCCGAAATGAACGCACGCATCAAAGCAGCTGCGCCAGACATCACCACCGCCGACACACCCGGTATCCTGCCCGAAATTATTACTGGCAGCGTGTATGACGGGCTCAATCCTATTCGCCCGTTTGTTAGCGCCATCGGTACAAAAGCGATGCCACAAGCAGGCGCAACATTCCGCCGTCCAAAAATTGTTACCCGCCCAGTAGTAACGCAGCAGCCAACCGGCCAACTGAACCCGCTCGACCCATCAACTGTCAGCGTGTCGAACTCTGATGTCAGCAAACTAAGTTTTGGAACATATGTCACCGTGTCCGAACAAGACCTTGACTGGAGTGACCCCGCGTCAATCAACATTATTCTTGAGCAGTTGGCAATCGCTTACGGTCAAGCAACCGACAACTACGCGGTAGACCAGTTGGTAGCACAAACCACACAAACTGAAACACTTAGCAGCTTTTCGGGCCAAGACATCGTTGAGGCCGTTTACGGTGCAGCGTTCCAAATCTCTAACACCAGCAACTACTTGCCAACCCATTACGTCGTGTCACCCGTGACATGGGCAAAACTTGGTATGGCCGTAGACGGCGACAACCGCCCAGTGTTTCCATTTGTTGGCGCACCCGGACTTGGTGGCTACAACGCAGCCGGCACACAGTCAGCAGTATCGTGGAACGGTAACCCACTCGGCCTTACGCTTGTAGTAGATAAAAACATGGCAGGCGGAACCACAACCGGCACATTGTCTGGTGTAGTTGGTCACGCCGCTGGTGCAGCTGCCGGCTTCGAGTTTTACGAGCAGATGAAAGGCGCAATCTCAGTAGACGTACCAAGCACGCTTGGCCGCACTATTGCGTTCCGCGGTTACGCAGCTGTCTTCATGGCAGACGCAACCAAGTTCGTCAAGCTCGTAAACGCATAACCCGAAAGGCGGTTATCCGCCATGGCGGTCTACACAATTACGCACAAGCAAATCGTCGACAATTACGGCGTTTTGCAACTGCTCACTAACGCGCTGGTACAGCCCGGCGACAGCATCACAGTCGCGGCCGTTGACGCAACATTCAACGGTACGCGCACTGTCTATGCTTGCCCGCAGTTCTATTACTTAGGCGTAGACGAGTACGGCGACCTGCTTTATAACTACGACTTGCCAATACAAAACCAAGTTTTGTTTGCATTGACGGCGGCCGACGTCGAGCGCGGCCCAGCTACAGGAACGCTAACTTTTTCGCCTAGTTGCACGTGGATTACAGCAACACAAATTGAGGACTGGTTAGGCATCGGTACCGCTACGGTCGCCGACACAACATTCTTGACACAATGCGCGGCAGCTGCAAATGCGTTCTGTTTTCGCCGCCGGCAAGAGGCTGGTTACATTGACGCATTGGCAACTAGCCCAAGCGGTGACGTAACGCTCGGCACCATTCAGTACGGCGGCATGTTGTACCGCCAGCGCGGGTCTATTGACTCGTTCGCCAGTTTTGGCGACGGTGGCGCGGTAACCGTTACAGGCCTCTCAGGCGTCATCAAACAACTGCTTGGCATTGACAGACCGCAAGTGGCCTAGCGCATGCCAGTGACCTTTACAGACCTCTTTAACGAGGCTCTAGACGACCTAGTAGCGACGCTTAGCGCCGTTAGCGGTCTACAAGTGGTCAACGACCCGCGCAACCTAGTGCCGCCATGTGTATTTATTGACGCGCCAACATTCGAGGCGTTTAACTTCAACATCGTAAAAATGTTGTTTCCCGTGCGCTGCATCACTCTTGGCCCAAACAATCTGGACGCGCAACGCTCACTTATGAACCTTGCCGCCAAAGTTATTGGCGCTAAAGTTGGTGTTCAGGACGGCCGCCCAACTATCGCCATTATTGGTGGTGCTGAGTATCCGGCCTACGACTTGACCATAGCCATGCAGGCCCAAACCGGTTAGGAAAACATGTACGTAGTAAACAGTCCCAGAGTCGGCATCGTCGGCGAACCTTTTAACCCAGACGGCCACGACGTCGCCTACCTTTTGGCTGGCGGTTTCATTGTCGAGAAATCACACACTAAACCCGTAAAATCTGCTAAAACAGAACTAGAAGAAACACCCGAGGAGTAAACCCCATGCCTACCAGTACCTATCTCTCAAACCCAGACGTTCTCATTGGCGCGGTTAACGTGTCAGACCAGTGCACAAGCGTGACATTGAACTACACGGTAGAAGCACTTGAAAGCACCGCATTTGGTGGCACTGCTCGCGTTTACACCGCTGGCCTACAGTCCAACGAACTTACATTGACAATGTATGCGAGCTACGCAGCAAGCGAGTCCTACGCAACATTGGCACCACTAGTCGGGACACAAATTGCAACCATTATTGTTTCGCCAGCTGCACCATCAACACCCGGCACGTATTCGGCCACAAACCCCGGCTTTACTATCTCGGGCGGATATCTCGAAACACTGCCAAGCATGAACGCGTCAATGGGCGAACTAGCCACCATGGATATTGTTATCCGCGGCGGCACCTACACCGTAGACGTATCTTAAAAACAAACAAGCTGAAAGGTAGCCCGACATGCAGTTAAGGCTAAAAGTACAACGACAAAACGAGGACGCCTACGAGGTCACCACCAACCTTGCGGTCATTGTCGCATGGGAACGGCGCTTTAAGCGTCGCGCCAGTGACCTAGGCTCGGGCGTTGGCATGGAAGACTTAGCCTTTATGGCTTACGAGGCCAGCCAACGCTCTGGCGTTATCGTACCCGCCACGCTCGACGCGTTTATAAACAGCATTGAGAACCTAGAAGTAGTAGACAGCGAGCCGGCAACTTTTACCGTGCCGGAACTATCCGGCGACAGTTAGCAGAGCTTCTATTACACACGGGCTGGTGGCCCCCAAGTGTAGACTTTGAGTTACCAGACTTAGCCACCGTTATAGATGTACTTGAAAGGCAGCGTAAACAAAATGCCCGCTAGCGCGTCTTATCAGGTTTACGGTATCCAAGAAGCGTTGGCAGAAATAAACAAGGTAGACCGCGTTTTACGCCGGCAGATTACTAAAGACATTCAGTCTGGCGCTGGCACCAAACTTGTGACCGCGGCCCGCTCGTTTATTCCGACGGCTAGCCCGCTATCGCGCATGGTGAATGGCAACATGATTAAAGGCCGCGACGGCACGGGTTGGTCACGCGCCCGTGTTCTCGCTGGCATACGCACCGTGGTAGGCAAACGTGGCCAGCGTGCCCGCACTGTAAGGTTCTCTAACGGCCGTACAGCCGATTTTAAGGCGACGCAATACCAGTTGCTTGTACTACAGCAGCGAGACGCTGCCGGCGCTATCTGGGACCATGCAGGCATCAGAGGTGGCGGGCAGTTTGTTACTAATCTTTTGGCTGAAGGCGAGCACGTCGGCCCCGCAGCTGCGCCCCGCGCATTGCAACCAGCCGCCGAAAGTGTGCTACCCGCCGTCGAGGACGAGGTAGACAAGATAGTGCAACGGGTTATGACTATTGTTAACCGTAACCTCGTACAAACTAGGACGCGCTAATGGCTATCAACATTCCGATTATTTCAAGCCTGAACACTAAAGGTTTTGACGCAGCCAAAAAAGAGTTTGCAAGCCTGCAAGGTTTCGGCGCTAAGTCTGGTTTCCTGCTACAAAAAGCCATGGTTCCCGCTGCCGGTGCGGTCACCGCATTGGCTGGCGGTTTGGCCATGGCCGCTAAGGCCGCTATTGCCGATGAGCAGTCACAAAAACTTTTAGAAACACAACTGCGCGCAACGCTCGGGCCTAACCAAGCGTTAGCCGACTCTATGGCCGACTTTGTTGACCAGACGCAGTTAGCAACGGGCGTTGCCGACGATGAGCTACGGCCCGCACTTGCCGGCTTAGTACGTTTTACCGGGGACGCAGCCAAGGCCCAAGAGTTATTAACGCTCAGTATTGACGCGTCAAAAGCCACGGGTAAAGACTTGGTGGCAGTTTCTACCGCTATCGGCAAGGCATACGACGGCAACTTTACGGCATTAAAAAAACTTGGCGTACCGCTCGACGACAACATAATTAAAACTAAAGATTTTGAGGCTGCACAAGAGGCACTTACCGCACAGTTTGGCGGCGCGGCAGCCGCTAATGCCAACACCTATGCCGGCCGTTTGCAGATACTTAAAATACGTTTTGACGAAATGGTAGAAGGCATCGGTTACCGCGTGCTACCAGCGCTCGGCCAACTACTTGACTACGTAGACCGACTAATAAAAATAATGGACGAGCGCGGCCTAGGCGGGGTAATTAGAGAACTTGGCGGCAAACTACGTA